ATGAACCTAAAGAATTCTCACAAGAATTTATTGGTAATACAATTGTTTCATCTAGAGTAATCCCCAAAGAAGATATTATACCATTATGCGATAAAGATAATGACTATTGTAGAATGTGGAATGATGAACATAAGATGAATACATTTGTGACTTTTCTTAAAGACGATCCTGATGTTTAAATATTTTACAACTTTACAAGGCAATTCAATTGCCATTAATCCATTACATGTTATGCATGTTTCTGAATATGTATTAACCAAACCCAATTGGGTAACACTCACCATGACAAATGGTGAAAAAATTGGTATCACCAATCCATATCTTGATGTGGTTGCTTCTCTTTCACAGGTTTAGGAATAATTATGTTTATGTTTGATGTTGAGACTCTAGGTATTGAGTCAACCTCTGTAATCCTTTCAATGGCTTGTATTCATTTCAATCCTGAAGATAAACCAACTTTTAAACAATTAGTTGAGTCTGCATTCTTTGTTAAGTTAAATGTAATGGATCAATATGATCGATTAGATAGGACTGCATCTAAAACTACCTTGGAATGGTGGGATAAACGAGGTCTTTTACTTAAGAAACAATCATTATTGCCTTCAATTAGTGATATACCTACAGAAAAAGCAATTGACAATATGAAAATTTGGTCAGAACAATTTCCTAATCATAACAAATGTATAGTATGGGCACGTGGTAACTTTGATGAAATGGTATTAGGTTCCATGCATCGTAAACTTAGTCAAGATGATTTGTTTAACTTTAGTCGTTGGAGAGATGTAAGAACAGCGGTTGATATTCTAACCAACTCCAATAATGGATATTGTGAAGTGGATCATCCTGAATTTAATAGAGATGAAGTTATTAAACACAATCCGGTTCATGATTGTGCATATGATATTATGATGTTATTATATGGGAAAGTTGTACAATAAATACGATTTGTGATATAATGGTTCTATAATTTGAAAAGGTATTTATGTATACAAATGTGATGACATGGGGTAATAAGATATTAGTCCGTGGATATGATAAGCAAGGACGACCATTTAGACATAAAGTGGACTTCAAACCCACTTTGTTTGTTGATGCAAAAAAGACAGATCAGATATCTGAATGGAAAACTCTTGAAGGTAAGACAGTTTATCCAATAAAACCCGGTTCAATTAAAGAATCCAAAGAATTCCTAGAACGTTATAAAGATGTGACAGGATTTACCACTTATGGTATCAATCAATTTGAATATCAATTCATCTCTGACACATATCCTGATGTCATTAAAGCCGATACATCCCTAATTAAAATTTGTTCAATTGATATTGAAACCACAACTGAAGAAGGTTTCCCAAATGTCAATCAAGCAAATGAAGCTATATTACTAATTACCATTAAAGATAATCATACCAAGTTAATTAGAACATATGCATATAACGATTATGTTAATACAAATCCAAATGTAACTTTCATTAAGTGTGCATCTGAATTACAAATGCTCACAATGTTCCTTCAATCTTGGGTTATGAATACTCCGGATGTAGTTACAGGTTGGAATGTCAATAACTTTGATATACCATATCTAGTTAATCGCTTAAGACGTTTTGGCCTTGATGCAGATACCTTATCACCATGGAATATCCTTAGAGATCAGAAGTCTCGTGAGACTGATATCATCACATATAGTATTGGTGGTATTGCCATCCTTGATTACCTAGAACTATATAAAAAGTTTACATTCACATCACGTGAAAATTATAGATTAAATACCATTGCTGAGATTGAATTGGGTGAACGTAAATTAGAAAACCCATATGATACATTTAAAGAATTCTATACCAAATCATGGCAAGAGTTTGTTGATTATAATATACATGACGTGGAGTTAGTGGATAAACTTGAAGATCGTTTGAAATTAATTGAACTGTCTTTCATTCTTGCATATAAAGCTAAGATTAATTATGAGGATGTATATTCTCCTGTACGAACATGGGATATTCTAATCTATAACTATCTTTCTAAAAAGAAAATTGCTGTACCATTAAAATCTGCTGCTCGTCCTATCCCATTTGAAGGTGGATTTGTTAAAGACCCAATTGCAGGATTACATAATTGGGTATGTTCATTTGACTTGACATCATTGTATCCTCATATTATTATGCAAAACAATATGAGTCCTGAAACTATTTCAGATACCACAATGGCGGTAAAGGTGGATGCATTGGTCTATAAAGATATAGATTTAAATTACATACATGGGGTTAATGTGGCAATGGCTGCAAATGGTTCATGTTATCGTAAAGACATTAGAGGATTTCTTCCATCTCTAATGCAAGAATTATATGATGAACGTAATCTATCCAAGAAACAAATGATTAGATTACAAAAAAAATATGAAGAGAATAAAGATCCTAAGACAGGTAAAGAGATTGCAAGGTTATCCACACTTGAACAAGCAATTAAAGTTACTCTAAACTCAGGTTATGGTGCAGTAACTAATGCATACTTTAGATACTTTGATATGCGAATTGGTGAAGGTATCACCATGACAGGTCAACTTGCATCTCAATGGATATCTCGTAAGCTTAATGAGTATTTGAATAAAGCTTTGAAAACTCTTGATGTGGATTATGTTATCTATTCAGATACAGACTCATGTTATCTTACATTGGATAAAGTGGTTCAAATTCATGCTAAGAATAAGGATACTCTTGGTAAGATTGAATTTATGACCAACTTTGCCCTTAAGATACTTCAACCATACATTGACAAATCATTCCAAGAACTTGCGGATTACACCAATGCATATGAACAAATGATGAAGATGAAGCTTGAAGTTATTGCTGATGTTGGTATCTTCTATAAGAAGAAAAAGTATCTATTGAATGTATATTCATCTGAAGGTGTGGTATATGCTGAACCTAAGTTAAAAGTAAAAGGTTTAAGCATGATTCAATCTTCCACTCCGGAGATATGTCGTGATAGTCTTCGTGCTTCAATAAAGGTTGCATTATCCGGATCTGAAGCTGAAGTTAGACAGTTTAAGAAAACATTCCAAACTAAGTTTAACTCTCATTCTGCTGAAGATATATCATTTCCAAGATCTGTAAATGGTATTGATACCTATGGTACTAGTAAGGGTATTTACGCTAAAGGTACTCCAATTGCAGTTCGAGGTGCATTACTTTACAATCACCATATTAAAAGATTAAACCTCGATAAAAAGTATACTTTAATTAAGAATGGTGATAAAATTAAGTTTATATATTTAAAGATGCCCAATCCATTCCATGAAAATGTTATTGCATTTCCACAAAATCTACCAAAGGAATTTGGATTAGATGGGTATATAGATTATGATACACAGTTTGAGAAAGCATATACAGATAGTTTAGTTGATTTAGTTGAACCAATGGGTTGGGAAATAAATGATGTTTCTAATTTGAATGATTTTTTTGGATAGGAGAAATAAATGGCAATAGTTAATAATAATTGGGTAAAAGATATTGCGGATATGCATGCAAAGTATGGTGTTAATCCCAAGGTTCGTGAGTTTGATAAAGAAAAGTTACAGAAGTTTCTTGAGTTTCGTATTGCATTTCTACAGGAAGAACTTGATGAAATGAAATCTGCAAAAGATGGTGATGATGTGGTTGATGCATTAATTGACTTATGTGTTGTGGCAATTGGTACATTAAATGCATTTGATATTGATTCTCAAAAAGCATGGAATAGAGTACATTGTGCTAATATGAATAAAGAAGTTGGTATTAAAGCATCTCGGCCAAATCCACTTGGTTTACCTGATTTGATTAAACCTGAAGGATGGACAAGTCCTATTCATACAGACAATATTGGTTTACTAAACAAAATCTACGAATAAATGTGTGTACATTTATTAAGTTGCAGTGTATAATTATAATTATATCTTAAATTGATAAAGGAACTTAATTTATGAATAATAAAGCATATTGTATACATGGAGAACCCGTACTATTCCCTGCCCATTGTATAGATGAAAATACTAGGCAGGGATATTGGGGAGAGTTTTACATGTATCGGTATTTCCAAAGGCTTGGTTTGGAAAATGGAATAAAGAGTGTTAAATTTAATAAAAATCAATTTGGTGCGGTTGATTTAATTGTAACATTTACAAATGGCAAAAAGATTAAAGTCCAGGTTAAAACTATTAGTCGCTATAGAAAAGACAATGAGTTTGGTATATCTATTGGTGTTACTGGTGATGCTTATAGAGCAATACAATTTTGTGATGTTTTGATTTTAGTGATAAGAGAACCTCAATCTAAATTAGTTGATGGTGATAAAGAATGGGGTGGCCAAGTATTACTTGTAAAAGATCATAGAAAATATCCTTTAGTTGATAATATGGTAAAGATCCCAGCCATTTCAGAAAATTTTATAAAATTAACTCAAATGTGGCCAGAACATTTAGCACAAGTTAATACATTCAGGAGTTTTAAAAGATATTAATGTTGTACTTTAATTCAATTTTGTTATATAATATTATTTTAAATGAGGTAAATTATGAAAGAATATACAAGACCGTCTGCTAGTATTCTTCTTGAAGCTGCAGATATTCAAGAAGCAAAGGGCAATGATTATAATAATGCAGCAAGTCGAGTGACTCAAGCTGA